CGGCGTCAGCGAAGGCTTCGCCAAGGGCGTCAAAGAGGTCACCGACCTAGGCATCGAGATCGAGAAGGCTGGCATCGGCGCCCAGCGTGCATCACCGCTCCTCGCCGAAGCCCTGGACAAGCGCTTGCAGACTGCGCAAACGAAGGAAGAGGTCGAGCTGCTCCGCAAGGAAGCCGAGCGTCTTGGTGCCAGCGGCAAGCTGGCCGGCAATGACTTCACCGAAGCGCTGGAGAAGATCAAAGCGAAGGCCGAGGAGGTGTCCCCGGAGATCAAGCAGCTGCAGAAGGACGCCCAGAAGCTGGGCCTGGATCTCAAGGACAGCACGAACAAGGGCGTCGAAGAGTCGATCCGTGCCTACGAGCGTCTGAAGGAGAGCGGCCAGTTCACCACCGGGGCGCTGAAGCAGGCCTTCATTGACGTAGCCAAGAAGGCGATCGATGCGGCGGGCGGACAGATCCCGGAGTGGGTCAAGGTCGAAGCTGCTATTCGAGGCGTCACGGTGGCAACAGACGAAGCAGGCAATGCTGTCATCGAATACGGCAACAAGGCCGAGGGCGCTTTCGCCAAGGCCAAGGCCGGCGCCGAAAGCGTGGTTGGCTCGCTGGGCAAGGTGAAGAAGGCGGCGGAAGATGCTGAGAAGAGCCTCAGCGTTCTCGGCTCGAACAAGTACGACTCTTCCGGCTTCGCCGTCGACGAGAACGGCAACCGGATCAACATCACCGGCCAGCTCAACATCCCGCAGGGCAGCTACTTCGACGAGCAGGCGTTCTTGCGCGCCCAGCAGTCCGCTGCCCTCAGCGGTCTGGCCGCCCCGAACCCGCAGAACTTCGTCGTCAGGCGCCCAGGCGCGATCCTCACGAATCCGAGCAGCGTCTACGGGCAGTACTCAGGACAGTTCAACGGTGGTGCCGGCTACTCGCCGTTCTCGCCACAGACGCAGCAGCAGAAGAAGGGCAGCAGTGCGCCGAGCGGATTTGCAGCGTCGACGCCCACCACTGTCAACATCAACATCAACGGCCATCAGGCCGGCTCGGTCAACGTCATGTCCCCGAACGACGCGAAGGTGCTCGAGGATGCCATCAGGCAGCTGACGATCGGCCAGAGGTCAACCGGCCAGGGCGCAGGAGGGTACTGAAGTGGGCTCGCTAACCCAAGGCGTCACCGTCGTTCCCCTCTCTGACGACTTCGACTTCCCGAACGAGTTCACGTGGGAGCCGATAAAGCAGACCAAGTCCTACAGCATCACCGGCGCCATGCTGGTGGAGGTGGGCACTCGCCAGACCGGCCGGATGATCACCTTGCAAGGCAGCGACGCGTACGCCTGGGTCACCCGGGCCCAGCTGGCGACGCTGCGCGCGATGGCCGAGAACCCGGCCGCCGACATGACGCTGCTCTTCCGCGGCGTCACCTACACGGTGCGTTTCGACTACGAGGCCGGTGCTATCGAGGCCCGCCCGGTCGCCGACTTCCAGGACCCGCAGCCGACCGACTACTTCGCGGTGACGCTGCGCTTCTACGAGACCTGAGCCCATGACCATCCTCTCCAGCGACATCAAGTTCTTCGCGGCGCAGTACCCCACCGACGACGCCTATGGTGGCGGGTTGATGAGCGGCACCGTCGTACAGGACGGCGTGTCCTCGAACCTCTTTCCGGTCTCCAGCGAGATCGACATGAGCCTCGGGGTGGTGCAGCTGCGCAAGGTGTACGCCGCGGTGCTGTCGGAGAACAACGATGCGCTGGTAGGTGCATCGGTCAACGTCTACACGCCGCCTTCCGATTCGCTGTACGAGTTCGCGCTGTTCAAGTGGGGCGACAAGCGCACCACCCGAGCCGAGGCGGCGGCCGCGCTCGCGGCGTTTCCGTATGCGGTCGGCAGCGGCGGCGGAGGCGTCACCGGATCGTCCAATCCCTACACCATCAGCAACGCATCTTCTCTTCAGGTCGGAGACCGGATCCTGCTCGCAGTCGGCGGCGGCACGCCGATCGTCACTGCGGTCGCGATGGTGAACGCGATCAGCGGCAGCAACTTCACGCTGTCCATCTACTACCTGGGAGGGTCGGCATCGTTCTTCGATACCTGGTACCCGGCAAAGGAGAATCCGGCCGCGGCCAAGGTCTGCACGGCCGTCGAGACGTCGGACGCCGTCTCTGCAAGCGACACGGTCATCCCGCTGGATCGGCTGGAAGCGCAAGTCATTCCGGCCCTGCCGACCTATCCACTGTCCGCGCGAGGTCTAGACGGCAGCGGCTTGCGCTTCTCCGGGGGTCTCGCCCCGATCTTCCGCGGCGGCGAGATCGTGCTGATCCGCAATGCTGCCGGCAGCGTCTCGGAGCCGGTGGCGATCAACCGCGTCGACTACCAGAACGGCACGATCGAACTGCTGTATCCGCTAGAGAATGCCTACGCCGCCGGCTCGATCGTCACGCCGCTGATCGATCTGGGCGACATGCAGGCCCAGGTCGGCATCAGCTTCAGCCAGCAGACGTGGACGCGCACCTTCAGCGACACGATCATCGGCAACCCGATCGGCGCGAACTTCAACGTGGTCAGCAACCCGATCACGCTGATCAACGAAGGTGCGGAGACCGAGCGCTGGGCGATCGTCTTCACGAATGCCACTGACTTCAAGCTGATCGGCGAGACGCTTGGCCAGATCGCCTCGGGCAGCACTGCCACCGACTTCTCGCCGATCAACCCCATCACGAACCAGCCGTACTTCACCATCCCATCGGCCGGCTGGGGAACCGGCTGGCTCGCGGGCAACGTGCTGCGGTTCAACACCACCGGCGCCCGCGCGCCGTTCTGGGCCATGCGCACCACCACGCCGACGCCGACCGCATCCACCGACAGCGCGCTGATGCAGCTGCGCGGGAGCTTCTGACGTGCCTGAAGTCGCATCGACGACCGAGGTTGACTGGGGACCGTCGACAGCGGTCGCGGCCTCGCCGCTGGAGGTCGTGTGGTCTCTCGGCACGCTGGTCACGAGCCTGGGTGGAGGCTACACGCCTGGCCCCCCGCCCATCGGAGGAACCCCCACCAGCCCGAACACCGACGCCGACTTCGTCATCGGGCCCGGGCCGTTCTACTACGTCGCCCACAGCGTGCAGTGCATCGACCTCCGCAACAGCGACCTGGTCGAGTTCGACTCTGCATCGATGTCGGTCGACGACGGCGCAGCCTGCTGGACGCTGACCGCGTCGGGCAAGGTAGACCTGTTCCAGCGGTTCACCACCGGCGACATCCCGATCATCGAGTTCACCGCGAACGGCAACGTCTGGCGCTTCGTGATCGAGGGCGTGCAGCGCAACCGAACCTTCGAAGGCAGTGGCGTCACGATTACCGGTCGCAGCCTGTCGATCCTTGCCGGCGAGCCGTACCAGTTCCCCCAGAACTGGGTCAACGATGGCCCGACCACCGCGCAGCAGATCGCTTCGCAGGCCCAGGTGTTCACCGGCCTGGAGGTGGACTGGGAGCTGGACGACTGGCTGGTGCCCGATCGGACCTTCGCCTTCACCGGCTCGCCTCTCGCGGTCGTCGCGCGAGTGGCCGAGTCCGTAGGAGCGGTGATGCGCTCCTCGCGGGATCAGCAGCGCATCGCGCTCCTGCCTCGCTATCGCTGGCTGCCGAACGAGTGGCGCGAACAAGTGCCGGACGTCGAGATCCACCTCGATGTCGTGATGGCCGACTCGCACGAGCGCGCCGACAAGCCCGCGTACAACGGCATCTTCGTGGCGGGCGAGGCCGGCGGAGTCATCGCACGCATCTACCTGTCCGGAACGCTCGGCGACAAGCTCGCGCCGATGGTCACCGATGCGCTGCTGACCGAGAACGCAGCGCTGCGCCAACGCGGGGAATCGATCCTCGGCCAAGGCGGACCGCAGGCGCGCGTGCGCATCACGCTGCCGGTACTGGATGAACCTGGATTCCCGGGTGTCTTCGAGCTTAACTGGCTGTGCCGCATCGTCGAGCCGGGCTCAACGTGGTACGGAGTGGTGCGCGCGGTGAACGTCTCCTACGAGTTCGGCCGCATCTCGCAGACGATCACGCTCGAGCGGCACACTGCCGACATCGAGGGAACGACCGTCGTCATCCCCGCTCCCGAGCCGCCGCCCGCGCAATACATCGCGTGGCGCGTGCCGGTGCGCCAGGGCGATGGTGCTCCCGCAGCGCCTGAGAGCAACAGCGGCACGAACAGCTTCAGCTACTCAGCGTCGAGCGGCACCTACTTCGCGCTGATCGCCGGCTACGTGGCGGGCGCCGTCACCTGGTCGAGCACGTGGACTTCGCCGTTCGGCGAAGACGCACCGTCGGTGATTCCGAACGGCCCTGGGAACCACTACGTCGACGTCCAGTACCCGTCCGGCGAGATCGACACGCAGACCTCGCGGGGCACCTTGCTGATCACGGCGTCGGTCGACGGCGTGCCACTACCGAATCGCCTCCGCATCGTCACGACCGAGCCGGAGGCGACCATCACGACCGTGGTCTGGTCTTCGGAGCCGAACGCATGAGCGCCAGCACCAACCTCTTCCGCCAGCTGCGCGGCCTGCTCGGACCGCCGAGCACGTACATCGCCGAGGTCATCGAGGTCTACAGCGATGACAGCTCGCTGGTGCGCCTGCTGGGCCCCGAGGGGCTCACGGCATACGCGGGCAACGTCGCCACCGGGACGCTCTCCAGGGTGCGCGGCTCAACAGTACCTGCAGGCAGCCGGGCCTTCGTGCGCGCCGGGGTGATCGAGTCGCAGGCACCCAGCGGCGAGATCGGGGACATCGAAGTCGGGCGCATCGTGGCCGTGCCGGAGTAGGCGGCGTGGCAAGCATTCATCACCTCTCGAAAGGATCTCAACGTGGCTGAACCAACGACGACTGCGACAGGCGCAGCGGCGGCGGGAGTGACGGCGCTCTTCCTGGCTCTCCTCGGCATCGAACCGCAGGCGCTGGTCTGGGGCCTGGTGGGCGCAGTGTTCGGGCTCAGCTTCGCGCCGCAGTCCGGCCGCGTGCGCGCGATGATGGTGTTCGTCGCAGTCGCCTTTGCCGCCGCTCTGCTCGGCACGTGGGCCGCCGAGTTCTGGCACTCCGGCAGCCGCATCGCTCGCAACGGCTGGGCGATGGCTCTGGCCGCTGCGTTCCACCCGCTGCTCGCTGCCTTCGTGCAGGCGGTACCGGCGGCCCTGCAGGCGCTGGTGCGAGCGCGCACCGGCGGCCACGGTGAAGGAGGGCAGTGACGTGAACCTGATCGACCTCATCCTGATGCCGCTGGCGATCGTTGGCGCGCTGGCCTACGTCTGCCGCCTGGACGCCCTGCGCGTCGGGCAGCACTCCCTGGTGGTCATCGCGATGCACATCGCTCTCGGCGCGACCTGCATTCTGGCCGCCTATCACGCGTGGAGCGGCGAGACGGAAGCCATCGACGTTGCGGCCGTCGTCGGCGCGCTCGCCTGGATCCGCCTCTCGCTGCACACGTGGAGCAAGGGCAAGGTGCCGCGGCAGTTCGAGACCGCGCCGGCGCCCCTGGACGAAGCCCAGCAGTGAGCCACCAGCTGTACTTCACCCGTCTCTTCTGGGATGGGCGTCGCGGCGTGGCGAAGCTCCACGGCCGCACGGTCGAGCTCACCGCTGCACCGGCGTTGCCGGGCCCGCCGCTCGAGCTGATCGACTACGCGCCGGAGGTGCGCTGCTGCGAGATCCTGCGCCACGGCGAACGGCGGCGCGAGATGACCACCGACGAGATCCGCGGCGCGGATGCGCTGCTGCGCAACATCACGGAGGCGCCCGATGGCCCGACCACTGCCTGACCCGACCCTGCCGTGGCCGATCTCCATGGATGCAGTTGCCGAGATCGCCGAGAGCGAGGGCCTGCGCCTGAAGGCGTACAGATGTCCCGCAGGGGTTTGGACCATCGCGTGGGGAGAAACCGATGGCGTGCAGCCCGGCGATACCTGCACGAAGGAACAGGCGGACCGCTGGCTTCTGGAGGACATCACCGACCGTGCCGCAGCCATCCGCCGCATGTGCACGGTGTCGCCATCTGAGCACGAGCTCGGCGCCATGGTCTCGCTGGCATACAACATCGGCCTCGAGGCGTTCCGGCGCTCCACCGTCCTGCGCCAGCACAATGCCGGCAACCAGCAGGCTGCAGCCCGAGCCTTCGGACTCTGGAACAAGGCGCGCAACCCGCGCACGGGCCAGCTTGAGGTGCTGCCCGGCCTCACCGCGCGCCGGCAGCGCGAGGCGGCGCTGTACCTCACGCCGGACAGCGACGAACGGCCGGAGCCGATGCCGCAGGCTGTGGAAGGCGAGTCGGCCCTGGCCAAGAGCCCCATCAACGCAGGCGGCGCCGCGGCGATCGGCATGGGAGGCGTGACCGCGCTGACCCAGGTCGCCGACCAGGCGCAGCAGGCGTCCGGGGCGCTGGCCAGCGTTAAGGCCGCCGTGCACCAGGTGGCCGACTTCATCGGCCTGCCGCCGGGGATGCTGCTGGCCGCCGGGCTGGTGGCGGTCGGCTGGCTGGTGATGTCGAACCGGGCCAAGCAGCGCCGAGAGGGCTGGGCGTGATCGCTCTGGGGCCTGTCGGTGCCGTGCTCGGCCGCGTCCCGCTCTGGGCCTGGGCGCTTGCCGCCGTTCTTGCCTGGGGCGCCTGGCACCGCTACCAGGCGCGCACCGAGCGCGAGGCCTTCGAGACAGCCAAGGCCACCGCCGCGGCCGAGCGCGCCGTCAGCGAGGCGCAAGCCGCAACCGAGACCGCGCGCCGCCTGCGCGTGCAACAGGAGGCCACCGATGCCGCGAACCTCAAGACCGCGCAGCTGGAGCGCTCTGTCGCTGCCGCTGCTGATGCTGGCCAGCGCCTGCGGGCACGTCTCTCCGCTGTCGAAGCCGCCCGCTGTGGCGCAGATCCCGCCGCTGCCTCAGGCGGCCCGGCAGCCGGAGCGCCCGCCGATCTGTCAGCCGACATGCATCGAAGGCTTGACGAGGCTGCGGACGGAATTGCTCGATTCGCTGAGCAGTCCGCTATCGCCGGCGGCACCTGCGAGCGGGCCTACGATGCGCTGAGGCCGGCTCAGTAGGTGGGGGACTTCTTGCCCGCCACAGTGCATTTCATGCGCTCAAAGCCCGCCACGCTCCGGGAGCGCACCTACGTGCCGGTCTTCGCGTGGAGTGCGCCGAGCGGTTGCAAATCCGTGTAGGTCGGTTCGACTCCGGCCCGCGCCTCCACCTCTGTAGACGGCCCCTTCGGGGGCCGTTTCTCTTGTGGGGCGATGGGGGACTTTCGGCCCATCTTCGCGACGGCCTCGGCAGCCTGCTGCACGCTCAAGTGGCTGTAGCGCTTCGTGCTGGCGTGGCTCTTGTGCCCGAGGACGGCTCCCACCGTGTACAGGTCGACGCCGACACGGATCAGTTCCGACGCCGCAGAGTGCCGCAGATCGTGGGCGTGCAGCCACGACATCCCGACCGCCTCGCGCGCCTTGCGGAACCAGTAGCCGAATGTGTACCGCGTCGGCGCTTCGTATCGCATGCACACACGGATGCGCGGGTGCATTGGCACCAGGCGTCGCTCGCCGTTCTTCGTGTCTGCCAGGACGAACACCCCGGCAGTCAGATCGCGCCGCGCCGCCTCAATCTCGCTCAGGCGCATTCCTGAGTACCAGGCGACCCGGATCATCGCCCTGGCGGCCCTGTGCTCGCATGCCTTGGCCAGCGCCAGCATCTGGGCGCGGTCGATATAGGTGCTGCGCTCGTTGCGCACCTCAGGCACCACGACGCGTGCGCCGGGATCGTGCTCGCACAGCTTGTGGCGCTTCCATGCGTACCGGCACGCGGCGCGCAGGTAGCTGATCCGGTTCTTGATCGTGGCCGGGGCCAAGGCGCCGTCCTGATCTTCGGCGTACTCTGCGCAGACCTCCGGCAGATCCTCGATCGGTCTGCCGGCCCACCAGTCGCGTGTCGCCTCGAGTTCGCGGTCGACGTTGCCGCCGTGCTTCAGCTTCGGGGATCGCTCTCGCTTGTAACGAGCGACAGCTTCGTCAATGGCATGCCGAGGCTTGGCGATGCCGTCCGCGATCGCGTGCAGGGCCGCGCTTTCCTTGCGCTCGTAGGCTTCGGCTTGCGATCGTGTCCACCCAGCGGGGAGAAGGCGACGCTTGCGAAGGCGCTGGCCACCGAGCCAGCGGTCGAAGTCGAACATCCAGCGGCCGGACTTCTTGTCGCGGTAGATCGGCATGATGCTTTGTAGGCGTCGACGTCGAGCTGATCGAAGCGGACTGCGCGGCGGCCGACGCCGAGCCGATAGCAGGCCAGGGCGCCGGAGTCTGCCAGATCATAGACCGCCCGGACGGACAGGCCGAGCTGGGCGGCGACGGCGGCAGCTGTCAGCATCCCGCATCCCACCAGAAGTCACTGCGCTGCCCAGGCAGCCGCTGGTAGCTCTTGCGCAGCCCGGCCAGCACATTCGACCAGCCGATGCGGTCTTTCCACGGCTTGCCATCGGCCACGGCTCTGTAGCAGTCCACCCGGTCACTGCGGTACAAGTGCAGCGTGTGCGTCAACGGCTCGCCTGAGTCGTAGTCGATCACCACCAGCTCACGCCGCAACAGCGGAAGCTCTGGCATGCGGCCTCGCGGCTCGCGTGCCATCGCCGCACGCTCTCGGCCGCGCTTCATGGCTTCGAGCTTGCGGGCCTGCTGCTCGCGCTGCTTCTTGGATGGCTTGCGGTACATGCCGACCTTGCACGGTATGGCTAAAACTTGTTAGGGGTCAGCCTTATCCGCAGACCGTCGATGGTGAATTCCTGAACACCGCGCGTGTGTTTCTTCACGGCAAACTCATTGCCGCGTGTCGAGTGGCGAAGATGCTGCGCAACCCAATGCAC